GTACTAAGTCAATACTACCATCTACATACATTTGAGAATCAATAGCATCGTCAGCTATCATAGATTGTACAATAGCGTTATCACCAATTACAAAATCTAGAGTGTTGTCTGCATCATCGTATGTAACTGCAATGCCTGTTTCAGTATTAGAAGCTACCATAGCTCCAACAGTATCTGATATAGTTTCTGCTAGAGTTACTCCTGCAATAGTAAGCGCGTCAGTTTCTAAAGTTCCGTCAACATCTACATCGCCTGAGATGTCTAAAGAAGCAGCAGTTAACACACCCGCAACCGCTAATGTGCTTGCCATGTCTACTGCGCCGTCAATATCAACAACGTCTAGGTTGGTTGTTCCATCTACATCTAGATCGCCGTTAAAATCTACATTGCCTGTAACAAGCAAGGTAGTCGCCATGTTTACTGCGCCATCAATATCTACTGCATCTAAGTTAGTAGTACCATCTACATCTAGATCGCCATTAAAATCTACGTTGCCTGCAACTGCAAGCGTTGTAGCCATGTCAACAGCTCCGTCAATGTCCACAACATCTAAATTAGTTGTTCCATCTATATCAATGTCTCCAGAAACATCGAGACTCGTTGCAGTCAACACACCTGTAACACCTAGAGTTCCTGCAATGGTTGCATTGACATCAACATCCAGAGTATCAATATGTGCAGTGCCGTCTAAGTATAAGTCTCTCCATTCCTGCGAAGAGCTTCCAAGATCAAAAGCACTATCAGTATTAGGAATAATATTACTATTAACATCTGCACCGAATACAACATTGTCATCTGCTGCGTCACCTAAAGTTAATGTGCCGCCATTGAATGTTGTAGCACCAGTAACCACTAAAGTACCACCAACAGTTGTGTTGCCTGTAATGTCTAGTGTGCCTGCAATAGTTGCGTTAGCATCTACGTCCAGAGTATCTACGTGTATAGTGCCGTCAAAGAAACCGTCTTTAAATTCTAAAGAACTTGTACCCAAGTCAATATCGCTATCAGTAACAGGAACAATTGCACCGTCTTGGATGCGAATCTGTTCTACTGCTGAACTGCTTACTTGTACAAAAAAGCCCCAACGGTTGTTAGTGCTATCAACAACTATCTTATTTAAGAAGTCTTGATCGCCAATAGTGTGTATGTTTCCACCTTCTGCTGTAGTGCCATCGTGTCTGTGGCCTGTAGTTCCAGTAGTGGTGTACGCAAACGCAGATACAAGTTTGTTGTATTCGTCATTAAACAGGGCTGCGGTAATTGTATCGCCATCTGTAAGTGTGCTTTGTCTAGTATAACTTGATCCTGCCATGTTTGGTTATCTCCTGCCTGATGGAACGTAATCAACGTACAAGCCGTTAATTGCGTAGGGTGCGTTTTGGTCATCACTGGTAATTCTAAAGTTTGTAACGTGTCCACTTCCTTCTACTGCTTGTCTAAACATGGGGTCTTTACTGCCGCCAAATGTTGCTGCTGCAAATATAGCTGATCCAAAAGCAGAAGGAATTGGAATACCTACTACGGGATATGGTGCAGGTTGAGGAATATCTAAGTCTTCATAATCATACCGAAGTCTTAAAAACGGAAGTATCTCTCCTTCAGGAGAAACAGATATTTTCACGTAGTATAAAGTCTTTCGAGTTCCAATGTCTCCAAAATCATAATTAGGTGTACTGTATTTTGCGGCAATGTTAAAAGCTGTACCATCATCAGAAAACGCATTCCCTGAGTCGTGGTTATAAACATAGCCTTTATTGTCTCCGTGGTATGTTTGCTCTACGCCGTCTTTATCAAAACCTGCTGTAAGTCCTGTTGCTTGTATGCCTTTTGTTTCAGACCATTCAAAACCATTAGGAGTTAGTGTCCCAATAATTCCAAGCGCCGTAGATGAACTGCCGCCAACCTGACTGAAAAACAATCTGTATTGCGACTTGCTTCGGAGTACTGTGCTTGTAAGCGTAAAAGTATTAACAGATTTTGCAAGCGTTGATATTACAGACTGTATCTGTCGGCTTACTGATCCCAATTCAACGTCACCAATACGTGCTGTACCGGCTACTGAACGAATACCATCGGGAGAAAGGAATACTAAGTCACCGCCAATTTCTTGGATGCTATGAGAACTCAAGCAACCTACATTTTTAGTAACAGGAACAATTGCAATTGAAGTAGCGTCTGTAATATTAATAAGCTTGTGTATGCTGTTTCGACAAAAGATTATTAGATCATCACGAAAGCTTTTAATGCCCACTACTTGATCAGGCAGTAAAATGCTTCCGGCTCCTGAACCAGAAAAACTAGTTGGATCAAGCGTAGAGCTATAAAAGATTGTGTTTTTTGCGGTTGGAGCGCCTGCCACAACTAAGTGGCTATTGTGTATAGCGCAAGTAGTGGGGGCTGTTGTGCCGCTTACTGTTATTTCTTCAGCAAAGAATGTACGAGTAGCTAAAGCGCCTGTGCCTGTCATGCTGAATAAAAAAGGCTTGTTAACTCCGTCAGTTATTATAACTTGACCATAGTCTGTGTTGCCTTCAAATAGCGCGAAAGATGTTTGAGCCTGTGAAGTTCTAGCTGCTGCACTACGTCCCACAAAAGTTGAGTAGCTGTCTCCTGCACTTGCTACGCTTGCTTTATTAAGCTGTAGCCAAGTAGTTTCTCCATCTTGACTAAAGAAAATGCCATCACCGTTACAAGCAATTACACCGTCTGCATATACCTGAAGACCTAAAATAACTGATCCAACATTTGGGCGCGTATCGCCAAAAGCTGAGTAACCATTTATACGTCTGTACCCGCCATCTGGATTGACTTCAAAGTTTAATAGCTCTGTAGCAACTCCGGGCTGAGCGAGCATTTCAAGCTGATTGAGGTTGGTATTTAAACCACCTCTGCATGAAATACCAAAAGGTTGTGAAGCGGCCATTAAACGAACCTCATCCGGTCATCTTTAATATCAGCAGGTACTGGCTCAATAAGGTTAGAACGCATACTGCGTAATCCTTTTCTGTAATCTTCCAGTGCGAAAGCTGCTGCTTGTGGGTTGTCTTTAAATTGCCAAATGTAGTATCTAGCTCTGGCTTGTAAAACACCAGTATATAAATCTGGAAATACTATGGTGTCTCCGTGAGCGGCAAGTCTTGAAGGCAGATCCCACGCATAGAACCAAACGCGGTAAACCTTGTCAGGAATGGGACTGAGTCCAAACTTGCGAGAGTCAGGGCTGCGAATAACAGCACTGGGTACACCATATTGTTGACCGTCTGCGTCATCTAAGTTCTCCGAAATTCTGCGGAAGTCCTTCCAAGCTTCTGTAGTCATAAAGCGTAAGTTTCTAGCTTCGTAAGGAGCAGTCTCTCCGCTCACACCTACGGTAGTCATGTAGAAGTTATCCCAATCTATTGAACTGAAGTCCGTTGTAATATCCGAACTAGCAGGTTTTAATTCATAAAATCTTGTGCCAGCGACAGTCTCAACATACGCATTCCCGTACATAGGATCTGTCTCACCGCTTTCTGCTGTAGCTAGAAAAGGCCATTGCGGTTCTTCAGTTATAATATCAAAGTAAGCTCTGTTTACTGAGTCTTTAACATGTTGTTGAACACCTAACGCGCCTGCGAAAGTTGTTGATGTTAAGGCAACTTCGTTGAGTTCGCGTAGAAGCTCATTAGTTAATTCAAGATAAGTTGTTGCCATAAATTATTGCGCCTTTGATTTAGTTTCAGATTCTTTATTTCCGTAAATCTTTTCCCAGTTATCTTCGTACTTCTTTTTGTTTTCTGGTTTGTACCAGCTACCTGTGTCTCCAAGGATTCTTTGCTTGCTATTTCCTTTAATCATTACAGGCTTGTTGTTGCTTCCTACTAGTGGCATAAATACCTCTTATAAAGATCAGGGGGCTTTTACACCCCCGTCTCTAGTTACTTACTTAGTCGATACCGTAGAACGCTGATACGAGTGCATCAGGACGTAATACTTTAGCACCATACACATGCAGACCACGACAGATGTCACCAAAGCTATCTGGATCACGGATGACCTCAGTGCTAGTGATAGTCTGTGCAGTTGCAGTAGAGCTAATGTGTCCACAAAGGATCTGACCTGCTGCGTTAGATGGAGCAGCAATGTTGTTTGACTTATACATGTCAAAGCCGCGCAACTTGCCTGAAGATACCAGACCGTTACGAATAGAGCCTTGACCGGCATTAAAGTCAACAGACATTAGCTTAGAGCTAGACTGGCTCAACTGCTCGTAAAAGCTAGGTGGAGCCAAGAACCAACGACCTTCTTCTGGGATGTTCTGCTCGTCAAGAAGACGGGCCATATAAGCCATAAGATCAAGAGGATCATGCTCGTTAGTACCAAAACCAATGTCCAAGTTACCAGTACCGTCAAAAGTACCGGCAGCTAGATCAGTCGCGCTGTCAGAACCAAGGATGTGGTTAGGACTAGAGGCTGAAACACCGGCAATCATCTTAGCAATTACACCTGCGTCAAAAGCATCTTTCAATGCGTAAGCAGCAGAAGAAGCAGCAACTTCTTTAAAGTTAACGTGAGACATTGCAGTTTCAATATCATCAACGATGAATTTAAATGCGTTGGCTACGTCAACAATCAAAGTAGTTTCTTGATCGGTCAGTGCAGTTTTAGTGACATCAGCGCCACGCTCATACTGATAGACAGTGATTACTGGCTCTTTGATAATCTTTACAGAATCACCATAAGCAGTGATTTCGCCGCTATAGTCAGTGTTGGTAATCGCTTCGGCTACAGAAGCCTTGCGGAAAAAGTTAAGTACTTTCTTCGAGTAAATTGAAGGAAGGAAAAAACTGTTAGTTTGACCAGTTACTGAGTTACCAAAGTTACCGTTGGTATCTGTACCCTGTTCAAATAGTTGGTCGGATGCGTTAAAAGCCATGTTATGTTACTCCTAAAAAAGACATTAAGTAGTTATTGCACTCTGCCTTCCATGATAGCTAAATCAATTTCTTGTTCATACTTATCATATTGTTGGATGGTCAGGGCTGCAATTTCCCGTTGTGTCCAAATCTTTGGCTGATTCGCATCTACGCGAGTTGTTCGCGTGGATACCATGTCTGCCGCTGAAGACTTGGAAGATTGTGACTTAGACGGTTGTTGCTTCTTACTTGTCTTGATGCCGCTTTCCATTTTATAAAGATCAATAGCTTTGATTGCTAAATTAACATTATCTGGGTTTTCATAGATCCAACTTTGAATTGCTTCAGGTTGTTCTTTAGCCCATTCGTGAAACCTTTCATCGCCGCGTATATCCTCAAAATCAGGATGCCGTGAACGAAGTGTAGACTCAGCTTCTTTTCGCTGTATGTTTAATTCTCGTTCTTCGAGAACAGACAACTTAGTTTTTAAAGCTTGCATTTGTTGTTCACTTTGTAAGTGTGCAACAGTTTCTACTGTTTCATATAAATCAGGATATTGCTCACGAAAGCTTTCAAGATCTTCGGCTGACTTAGGCGGGGCATATGCAGGTTGCATTTCTGTTGCCGCTGCTGTAAGTTGTAGTTCTTTCTGCTTAAAGTCTGCAATTTTCTGGTCGTAATGTTTCTTTAGATCATCGTATCGTTTCTTATAATTTGTATTACCACTTTGAGTCT